ATGAGCAGCGCAATTCATAGACTTAGCGACACTCTTTTACGAAAATTAAGCGGATCACCAACCACAAAAAACGCCTTTTTTAATGACGGTGGCAATCTTAGCGTAAGACATTCCACCAGCGGCCTGTTAACCTGGTATTTCACTTACAGGGCCGGAACTGGCAGGCAGGTATCACCGGAACGCCTGAGACTGGGCAACTATCCCGATCTGAGCCTGAAAGCAGCCAGGGAAAAAGCGGCACAGTGTCGCGCCTGGCTGGCGGAGGGGAAAAATCCACGCCATGAGCTTAATCACACAGTGCAGGAAGCGTTAGCCCCCGTGACGGTTAAGGACGCGCTCACTTACTGGCTTGAGTCGTATGCGAAGGAAAAGCGCACTGACCACGAATCACTGAAAAGCCGTATCAATAAGCACATAATCAGCCAGATTGGTGCTATGCCGCTGGATAAATGCGAGCTACGCCACTGGCTGGCCTGTTTTGACCAGCTTGCTAAGCGTAATCCGGTATCAGCCGGCTTTTTGTTGCAGGTATGCAAACAGGCGCTTAAGTACTGCCGTAAACGTCGCTACGCCGTCAGTAACGTTCTTGATGATATGGTCGTAGGTGATGTGGGAAAAAAAGCAGAAATAAGCGAGCGAGTGCTAACAAACAAGGAGCTTGGCGAGCTACTCCGCGCACTGGATGAAAAAATTTTCCCGCCGTACTACAGCGCTTTAATTCGCCTTCTGATTGTCTTCGGATGCCGTACCACTGAGCTAAGACGCTCCGAGGTTCGGGAATGGGATTTTAAAGAAATGCTCTGGACTGTGCCGAAAGAACACAGCAAAACGAAGGTAGCAATATTCAGGCCAATACCGGAAGCGATCTTGCCGTTCGTCATGAAGCTGGTGGAGCAGAACAGGCACACGGGCTTATTGCTTGGAGAACTGAAAGGGCAATCATCCGTAGCAGAGTACGGAAGAACGGCACACAGACGCATTAATCAAGCCCCCTGGTCGTTGCACGACATCCGGCACACATTTACAACCATGCTGAACGATTTAGGCGTGGATCCGCATATTGTCGAACAGCTTACTGCCCACCAGATGCCAGGAATGCAACGCGTCTATAACCACTCCCGTTATCTCGATGCAAAGCGTGACGCTCTTAATCTATGGGTAGACCGTCTCGAGCTTCTCCAGAACAATGATGAAAAAATCGTTGTTATGACCCCGCGAATTTACCCCCAAAATTCTTGACAAATTACGGCTGTTTTTTCTTTAAGAGATTACAGCCGTGAATAGATCTTAGAATATCGGGGAATATCTGCAAATATCTTCTCTTTATATGTGTCAACTATCGAAAAAAATTGAAATGTCTTCTTCTGAACTTTTATTCTCTGTTTCTTGATTGTTCCAACACTTGATGGTTTATCTATTTGTTTTTAATGAGATAATTCAAGCGTAATGCCAAGTAACGACATTTTTTGTTGCATCGCTTAAAAACTCGTGACACGATTTTAAACACTAACGAGCTTCTACGAACCTTAGCGAACAAAGCCTTTAGCAAGGTTGTGTTTTTAATTTAAGAGGTGAAAAAAGAATCTAAGTAATATCCGATCTCATATATCTACAGCTAAGAGAAAAGTTTATATACGTAATTTTTTATGTAGGTTTTTGTATGCGTGAAATAAATGAAGATCGCGTAATCCGTGAGGATGAATGTCGTAAGTTAACTGGAGTGTGTCGCACTACACGCTATGAACTGGAGAAAAAAGGGAATTTCCCGTCACGCCGTAATCTGGGCGGTCGTTCTGTAGGTTGGCTGCTGTCCGAGGTTATGGAATGGGTTAAAAGCCGGGATCGCATTAATTCAGGCAAGGCAGCGTAAAGGGGGGCATATGACACATAAAACAAAGGCGACCCGGATCAGAGGTCGCCAGTGGGAATACACTAAACATAAGCCCAGCCATCATAGCGATTTGCTGGCTGGTGGGCAATGTGATCAGTGTGCTGGCTTGCTGGTTGGCTGTCAGCCTTTGGGCTCGATACCGCGCTGTTGTAATTCTTTGCGGAGTATTCGTTTAATCCAAGTAGCTAATGAGGTGTCGCCGTCTGCCTTGGCTGCTTCCTCAAGTTGCGCTCTAAATTCTTCTGGTAGTCGCATTTGGTATGGTGGCGATCGTTTCTCTAATGGTGTTGACATGGTAATTACCCTTAATTACTATAGTTACATGGTAATTACCATTGTACTTACCATTACACAAAAAACAACGCCCCGCACTGTAGGAGCAGTAACGGGGCGTCTAACCACCAACGATAGCAGAAGTATCGAGGTCGCTATGAGAAATCATACCACACACCCGCAAGGGCGGGATTCGCACAACCTGAATAAATACATCTGGCGTTTTATCGCCCTGAGCACGGCACAACCGCGCGTGATTACCATTGAGGCCAGCAGCGAACAGGAAGCACGCCAGCAATCCCCGGCTGGCTGCGTGATGGTATTCGCCGCCCGTATTCGTCAGGGGGTATGCCATGCCTGATATGTCAAATTACCAGTACCTGATTAATCCGCATTTTAACTGTGAGCATGATATTGCTAAAAAGGTTTATTCCGCTGCGGATGGGGCTACTGACAATATATCAATGGCTGTTGCGTCAATTGGTAGCCTGATGTGGCATGCGTCAGAAAATAAGGACTATGACGAAAAGGCTATGCGCATTGATATGGGTAATATCGGTTTGTTACTGGCAATGCTTGGGCAGTTTGATATTTCGTTACGGTGCACCATTGAAAATGCCACAGATGCATTAAATGCCATAAAGAAAGCGAATACTGATTCAAATCGGGGATAAATAATCATGAGAACATATTTATCTGGCTTGACTGCCAGCGGTTATGCACACCCCAAAATTATCCCCGGCGCTATTTATCTGGATAAGAACGGTAACAGAGTAACGGTAAAAGAACTGATGTTTGACCGTGTGTATTTTATTCGTGATGGCTATTCATTTCATAGTTCGCTGAACGTGGAGATCTTTATTAGCAGATTCAGGCGGGAAATCCCGCTTTCCAGAAATAACCATGTGTCACGTGTGGATGTGGATAAAAAACTACAGGAACTGAAAAACATGATTGCCGCGTGGAGAGAGCAGAAATGAAAAAAGCGCCAAATTTAAAACACCAGCCGCGTGACAAAATGACGGAAGTCATCATTTTTGCGGGTAGTGATGCGTGGGCACATGCGAAACAGTGGCAGGAACAGGACGGGCGACTGGCTGGCGATAACGTGCCACCTGTCTGGCTTGGAGAGCAACAACTTGCCGAACTGGACAACCTGCAAATCGTACCGGACGGACGCTATCGCGTGCGTCTCTATCAGGCGGGGTTATTGCGTCCGGGGCTTGTTAATACCATCGGGCAGAAACTGGCAGTGGCAGGTGTCAGGGATGCTGATTATTACCCTGAAGGAATGCACAGCCAGAAACGGGAGAACTGGCGCGAATATCTGGAACGTGAACGGGCAGAGCAGGCGGAAAAGAAAAAGGTAGTTGAACTGCCTGTAAAGAAAAAAGAGCCATGCTATCAGGATGATGAATTAAAGCCCCGCGTTGAAAGTCGCGTCGATGGTGTTTTCTGGGTAACGCCCAAAGTGGATAAGCAGTCAGGCGAAATTATCCGGCCTGAGACGTGGTTATGTTCTCCGCTTGAACTACTGGGAACGGGGACGATCGGTAAAGAACATTACCGCGTGATGCGCTGGAAAAAATCAGCAAACCATGAAGTCATCACAATGGCGATCCCGTGTGGTGGCATTGGCGACCGTGACGGCTGGCGGTTACTTAAAGATCACGGGCTGAACGTGACAACCAACGGCAAATACAGGGCAATCCTGGCGGACTGGATGCAGTTAAGCGGAAGCCATGAGGAATGGCAGTTAAGCACAACAACGGGCTGGCATTTTGGCGCGTACATCATGCCGGACGGTTCGATCATTGGTGATTCTGAAAAACCGATCCTGTTTACCGGAAAAAGCGCCGCGATTAACGGTTATTCCGTGGCGGGTACGGCGGAGGGCTGGCGCGAGAGTGTGGCGCGGCTGGCTGGCGGTAATGCCTCAATGATGCTGGGTGTGGCAACGTCACTGGCAGCGCCTTTAATTGGCCTTGTGGGTGCTGACGGCTTCGGGGTGCATCTTTTCGAACAGTCATCGGCAGGTAAGACCACCACGCAGAACATCGCATCAAGTTTATGGGGAGAGCCGGACGCACAACGGCTTACCTGGTACGGAACGGCGTTAGGTATCGCCAACGAGGCAGAGGCGCACAACGACGGGCTGTTACCCCTGGATGAAATAGGCCAGGCCGGAAACGCGCGGGAGGTGTCCACGTCAGCCTATACGTTGTTTAACGGCTCCGGGAAATTACAGGGGGCGAAGGACGGCGGCAACCGGGAGATAAAACACTGGCGCACGGTGGCAATCAGCACCGGAGAAATGGACGTTGAGACATTCCTCAAAACGGAGGGGATAAAAGTCAAAGCGGGGCAGCTTGTCCGCCTGCTTAACGTTCCGATGGAAAAAGCCACGCACTTTCACGAATACAGCACCGGAAAGGCGCACGCAGACGCGTTAAAGGATGCCTGGACAGAAAATCACGGGGCAGCGGGTCGTGAGTGGGTTAAATGGCTGGCAGGCCACCAGCAGGAGGCAAAGGATACGGTAAGGGAATGCCGCGAACGGTGGCGCAACCTGATACCGGAGAGCTACGGCGAGCAGGTCCACCGCGTGGGTGAGCGTTTCGCCATACTGGAGGCCGCGCTTGTGCTTTCCGGTCATGTAACTGGCTGGGCCGCGCAGGAATGCCGGGACGCAATACAGCATAACTTTAATGCCTGGGTGAAGGAGTTCGGCACGGGTAACAGGGAATTTAAACAGATGGTTGAACAGGCTGAGGCGTTTTTGTCGTCGTTCGGGTTCAGTCGATACCTTCCTTACCCAAACAGTGATGAACGTGATTTACCGATTAAAGACCTTGCCGGATACAGAAAGGGGAGTATCAGAAATGAAGATGATGAGTTCCGTTTTTACACGTTTCCTCATGTGTTTGAGGGGGAGATCGCACAGGGATTTAACCCGTCCCACTTTGCCCGCGCGTTGAGTGCTGCCGGAATGCTGGAAGCGGGTAACGATCGCCGTTACAAGAAAAAGGCTCTCGGCAAAATTGGGGGGAAGCAGCATGTTTTTTACGTGCTGATGTTCCAGCCTGAGGCAGAAGATTAACCCCCTGTGTGAGGTGAAAAGTTGCGGGTTATGCGGGTTACTCTGTGTATAAGTGCATTAACTGCATGAATAAAAAGGAAATCAATAACCCGCACGTAACCCGCAAAACGGCAGTTATAACCCGCAAAAGTGCGATTATAACCCGCAGATGAATAACAGGAAGTGACAGCAAACAGCCACGCGTAACCCGCAGAAAAAACCCCGTTTGCGGGTTATTTTGAGCATTTTGCGGGTTACGCCACGGCTAAACAGTAAACAGTTAATTTTGTAATGTATTGATATTAAGGAATAAAAAATACTTAGCAAGCGAAGATAACCCGCTAACCCGCATAACCCGCACTGTTTTGTATATATATATACGAAAAATTGAGATCTGAACTATGAAGGCAAACCGCAAACAACCACACTACCGCGCTATTGACCTTACAGAGCACTGGCTGAGAGTGGCGATAAAAATCATCGACCGAAACACGGGGGAAGGATATGCAAAAGCACATCCCGAACTGATAAGCGCATTCATGACAACGGCAGCTGCAAACTTTGCCACGTTGACAGAACGGGAGATTGCCGAAGCGGAACAGGTGACAACCATCAACGTTAAAACCGGAGAGCAGACAGCATGACAGCACAGATAGCGGCTTACGGACGGCTGGTGGCTGACCCGCAGTTAAAGACCACCAGCAAGGGTACACAAATGGCGATGGCTAGTATGGCGGTCCCCCTTCCGTGCAGCCAGGCAGATGACGGAACGGCGATGATGTGGTTATCCGTCCTGGCGTTTGGCAGACAGGCCGACGCACTGGCAAAACACCACAAAGGCGAACTGGTGAGCGTGGCGGGTAACATGCAGGTAAGCCAGTGGACAGGCCAGAACGGCGAAACGCGGCAGGGCTGGCAGGTTATCGCAGACAGCGTGATCAGTGCGCGAACAGCGCGACCGGGCGGCAAAAAAGGCCAGCAGGGGCAGGCCACTGACGCACTGAACAGGGCAAAACAACAGTCGGGGAATGATGATCCGTACGGCGATAATATACCGTTTTAAATTCTGCAAACAAAAAGATGCCGGAAAAAAATAGATTTTCCGGCATGCTACATAAATCCCGACCAAAGGAAGTAAATACATTAACACGAATTATCAGCACTGAAGTTGTCACGGCATATTTTATACAACATTGCACTTGGTTGCATGTATTCGCATAGCAGACATCGGTAATAGAATATATTCACAATTATTTGTAATGAATGTAAAGAGGATGAGTATGGTTGACTTATATTCGCCTACACAGCTTGTGCAGGTGGCTAATGCTGAAGATGTGCAAAAAAAATTAAATGCGTTGTTTACCAGTTTGTTTTTCACTCGCTCGGTAATGTTTGAATCGAGAGACATTATTCTTGATACGATCGACGATCCAAATATCCCGATCGCGGCGTTTTGCTCTCCTATGGTGGGCAGTAAAGTTTCACGAGATGAGGGATACGAATCAAAAACAATTCGTCCAGGTTATATGAAGCCGAAAAGCAGCATTGATCCAAATAAGTTAGCTGTGCGCCCTGCTGGTGTGTCACCTGAGCAATACAATGCTTTTGGGGCGCGTAATATTAAAGTTAAACAGGCGATTGTAAATCAGGCTAAAGCTATTCGTGCACGTATTGAATGGCTTGCTGTTCAGGCAATCACAACGGGGAAAAATATCATTGAGGGCGATGGTATTGAACGTTATGAGCTGGACTGGAATATAAAACCACAAAATATCATCACTCAGTCTGGCGGTACTGAGTGGTCAGGTAAGGATAAAGAAACTTTTGATCCAAATGATGATATTGAGAGCTACGCAGAATTTAGTGAGGGCGTCACTAATATCATCATTATGGGTGGTAATGTATGGAAGAAATACCGTTCATTCAGAGCGATAAAAGAGGCTTTGGATACCCGTCGTGGTTCTAATTCCGAACTGGAAACGGCCCTTAAAGACCTTGGTGATTCGGTGAGTTTTAAAGGGTATATGGGCGATGTTGCGATTGTTGTTTACAGCGGGCGTTATACCGACGAGGACGGAACAGAAAAACATTTCCTTGATCCTGATTTGATGGTGCTTGGCAATACGGCTCTTCAGGGGATTGTCGCCTATGGCGGTATTCAGGATCCGGAGCTAATCCGAATGGGGCTGACTAAAGCCGAACTTGCACCGAAAAACTATATTGTGCCTGGTGATCCGGCTATTGAATATGTGCAGACACATTCAGCACCACAGCCAATACCGGCCCGCATCAATCGTTTTGTTACCGTTCGCATTGGCTAAGGGGGAGCAATGGCTACTCATTACACTGAACTCATGGCTGGCACTGAAGCACTGGTGACTACGCTGGGGATATTTTCAGCTAATAAAGGGGTAATTCCTGCATTTACGCCACTGATGCAGGAAGATGCAACAGGTGCACTGGTGGTATGGGATGGTTCGAGCGTAGGTAAAGCGGTTTATGTTTCCGCTGTACAAATCGACACAGCGAAAAAAACACAGGCACAGGTTTATAAGACAGGTGTTTTAAATGTTGATGCTCTGAACTGGCCTGAGTCTGTAAAAGAACTGTCGGCAAAGGTTGCCGCGTTTGTTGGCTCAGGTATTTCTGTTCAGCCGCTGGCTCGTGTGTAAAGGGGGATACAATGCAGAATCATTACAATGACCTTAAGCCAATTGCCGAAATGATGTATCCGGATCCAGCAGTAGAGGAATTAAAGGCTATTGCTGACAAAATGCGTTTAAGTGAACGCCTTGTTGATATGAATCAGGTGATGGAACTTACTACCCTTAGCCGTCGCACATTGCTAAACCTTGAGGCTCGCGGAGAGTTCCCCGAACGCGTACAGGTTACGGAAGGGCGTAAGGCCTGGTATTTAAGTGAAGTGATCGACTGGATAAACAATATTCCTCGATCTTCTGAATATTGCCGCGTACCTGTCCCAAAAAAGCCAGATGCGGCGCTATGCCTCAAGATTGAGCGTGTACGTCGCAATGCACGGGATGGTCGCTATAAGTTGATTGGTTGATGAAATTAGGGCCCGTTCTGGCTGGCGGGTCCTTTCCGGCGATCCGGTAGGCTACGGGGCGGCGACCTCGCGGGTTTTCGCTATTTATGAGCCTTTTTCGGGTGCTGGTGGTGGTTTTGTTGTTCGCTCTATCTCTATGAATAAAAAGGAAAAGATAAAGCCAATACACCAACCTGAAACATTACTTAAGTGGGGATATTGATGAAATCGCACCTGATGAACAAAAAAAACATGGCGCAAAGCTGCCGTGTAAGTGCGACAGCGTTCGACAAGTGGGGAGTGACTCCCGTTGAACGTAAAGGCCGCGAGGCGTTTTATGATGTTGCCAGCGTAATAGACAATCGGGTTAGCAATGCAATTAACCAGATTACAGACGACAAAGGCGAGATTGATAATGATGAGCTTTTGCGAGTCAGGATCAGATTGCTGACAGCGCAGGCGGAGGCGCAGGAGCTTAAAAACGAGCGCGAACGCGGCGATGTGATTAGTACGGAATTTTGTATATATGCGCTTTCAAAACTGGCGAGTCAGATTTCTTCAATCATGGGCAGCCTGCCGCTTACTATGCAAAGGAGCTTCCCACAGATGACCCCCGCCATGCTGGATGGCCTGAAAAAAGAAGTTGTCAGAGCCTGTAACGCATGCACAAAACTTGATGAAAACATCCCGCGAATGCTGTCCGATTATCTGATGGAAACTACCGGAAATGTGCCTGATAAGTTTCAGCCGGATAAAGACAAGTAA